ATACCACCTATTACACGCATACCTTGACGCAGGGCACAGACGCTGCACACAAATGGATAACCGCCATCTGGAAAGTTGACGACAGTGATGCGGCCTATTACGTTCGTGGCGTTGACGGCCGGTGCACTAGCCTGACGATTACCGTCAGCACTGATGAGATCATGTGCACTGCCGAATTCGGCTTTCTCAGTGTCGCGCCTTTATCCGGTTCGCCAACTTATGTCACAGAGCAAACCGATGAGATCGTCCCTTGGGTTGGGGCAAGAACCGATATTGATATCGGCGGTTATACCGTTGTCGAAATTGTCCGCGGGGCAGAAATGACGTGGACAAACACACTGCGCGAGGACGATAAAGCGCTGTGGAGTCAAACGCTTGTCAATATGCAACGCCAAAACATTGACATTGCGGCCACGATTAGCGAAATCAACATGTCGGACAGCGTTTTTGAGGCATTGAACTACGGTGCAGACGCTGGATCTACTGTGGCCACTGCTCCAGTCCGGGGCAACATCGATGTGGAATGGCGTTCTGCTGACAATATCAGCGGCGCTGCTGTGCCTTATGAATTCCAATTCATTGCTCCGTCTGTGCAGTGGGAAAAGAGCAGCGAAGGCACGGCATCGGACGATAACATTATCACCTGCGATGCTACGGCGACCATCGTTGGTGACGTGGCCACGCCATCCACGATCAAAGTCCTGAACAATGTAAGTAGTTACTAAGCCTATGAATCTATCTAACTGGCAACAGACAAGCACCGTCAGCATGTTTGTATCTGACGGTGAAACCGAACAAGAGTACCGGCTGACGTTTGGCACATGTTCCAACTTCGACATCGGCATGTACAGCCAGCGGCGGCGCAAGGTGTTCGAGCACATGCGCACGACCTACGGCGAAGACTGGATCGGCAAAGATGAGGCAATGGTGATGCAGGGCATCATGATTGCACACGCCGTCTTTTTGGCGGGGCTAAAAAAGGTTGAGGTTAAGGACGGCGACAATTGGACCGAAGCCAAGCTGCCTGATTCATGGTACGACGGCAAACAGTTTGCCACCGATGTGCCCGCCGGCATGATTGACACATTGACAGAGTCCGTGATCGATGCCGGTAATCCGCCGCGTCTATTCTCCTATCTGCCCGCTGGAGATGAGGAAAAAAAAGCGCTGCGGCTGACCGTGAATCCGTCAGCGAATTAGCCAAGGCCATCATCACGGCGGAAGAAGCATCGAAGGAAGACAAGCCACAGAAGCCATTGACGCCGGCAGAACTACGGGCGAAGGCTAAAGAACTTGAGGCGGACGGGCTGTGCAATCCGGTGTCACTGGAAGTCTACAGGACATGGTACGTGATGGGCGGTTCGCAATATGGTCCGTCACCTGTGGAAATACTCGAAATGCCGGCATGGTTGCGCATGGATTTCGACACGATCAATCGGTACATCTCCGATGAGCGTGACCGGGTAAAGCGCAACAAGCCGAAGAAGCCAAAACCGAGGGGCAAACATTGAACCAGAGGACACTTACCGCTACAACAGCCCTGTAAGTGTCCTTTTTGTTTGAGGTAGCACATGTTCACACTACGCACAGACGCCAAGTTTGACGACCTGGAACGCTTAATCGACAAAATCAACCGGCCAGGCAACGGCCAAACACGCGCCATTGTTGACGGCATCAAGCAGCGCTTTCAAGAAAACTTTACGCGTCAAGGCAGCGGTGCTGGCCGGTGGGCACCGTTGGCACCATCGACGCGTGAGCAGCGGCGGGCGCAAGGCTATGCAGGAGGTAGCCCGATCCTGGTACGTAGTGGCGACTACCGTCAATCGTTCGTTGGCCGTGGCGGTGATAGCTATGAGCGCGTGTGGCAGTCACCCATAGGACTGACGATTGAAGCCGGCAGCGATGATAGTCGGGGTCCGTGGCTAGAACGTGGCACAAGACGAATGCCGGCACGCCCTGTCACTCTGCTTGACGACGGGCAGGAGGCAAAACTGACGCGCTTGATTGACTATGTGGTTGACCAGATTGAACGTCAGTTCTGGAGATGATTGGCTTTGACACGTTGCGGGTGCGTTCGGAAAGAATCTTATTTTGTTCTTCTAGCAGGCGGATGATTTCAGATGTGCCGAGCCACCACTGGACAACGCCACGAAGAATGACCAGTAGCAGAATGCCAAATCCGATAACGACGGCATACACGATCAAATAAGCTATTGACTGACTGTCCATTTTAAGTGTCCTTTCGTGTGGGTAATGATTGACAGATTTATTGTAGCACACAGGGGTGGGTTATCGCTAGCAGGGAATTAGTCTACCGGATCACTTTACAAACAAACGATGCCAAACGACAGGCGGCGAATATCCGATCCATCTTTGAGCGCGAGTTACGCCAAATCAAGATGGATAGCATCAACGTTGGCGGTGCGTCTGGGCAGGTCAAGGCGCTCACATCTGAGTTGAACAACGTTGCAGCCGCTGGCAAACGTGCGCAAGACGCATTGCCACAGGGCACAGATTTTGTATCATCTGGCATCGGCGGTGCCATTGACCAACTCAAGGGTCTTGCCACAGCCTACGTCGGCTTACAGGCAATCACCGGCGCTATTGACCTGTCCAAGCTCGGCACACAGGCAAGTCGTACTTATGCATCGCTGAATATCCTATCTGGCGGTGGTGAGAAAACTGCTGCTGTGCTAAAGGCTATCCAGAAAGCCAGCAATGGCACGGTCACTGAATTGGAAGCAGCCGGCATTGCCACGCAGGGCTTTGCACTTAAGTTGGCACGCACCCCAGCGGAGTTTGAGAAACTAACCAGGGCCGCCAGAGAAATCACGCAAGTCAGTCCAATCATCAACGACGTTGGCGAGGCATTGACCCAATTAAGTTTATTCGCCAGCAACGAGGCATCATTTGCCCGCGCCGATCAATTGGGATTGGCTGTTGGCGAAGTTAAAGACCGCATGGCCGAATTGCGAAGAGAGAATGAATCTCTGTCAGGTTCGCAAGCCAAGCTCCTGGCATCCATGCAACTACTTGACGAAAAATATGGTGCAACGCTTAACACGATTGAGGCGCAAGCAACAGGAGTTGAAAAGCTTCGGGTCGCCTGGGAAGATCTAAAAGTTGTTATTGCCACTGGACAGTTTGGTTCCGCCACCGAATTCTTTTCGATAGATAAACCTGCCCAAAACCTTGCCACAATCATAGAAGTAATCAGCGGCAACTACACCAAAGTGCAGGGCGTGATTGATGGCGTTGGTCGATCAATCAGCTACCTGGAGAATCGCAAGAATTCTTATTTCTTTCCCGAAGACACAACGTCGCAGATCGAGGATGCGCAAAAGCAGCTTGCACTATATAAGGTGGCAGCAGAGAACATCAATAATGCCCTGACTGCTGGCGTGCCAGGTGCCACTAAGTACCAAGGCGCGTTGGATAGCATTAGCGATTCTGTCTCTAAGAGTGGCGGTTTCACCGATCAGCAAATTGCGCAACTGCAAGAATTAAACCAGTGGTACGAAACCACGGCGCAAGGTGCTGTCAAGCTAAAGACCGCTGAACAGTTACGGGAAGAGGCGCGGGCATCAGCAGCGCAAGCGGAGCAGGCGCGGCAGGGTAGCATATTTGAACAGCAGGCGCCAATCGAACAAGCCCTCGCCGGTTCCGCTGCCAAAGTGGCGTCCACGGCTGGCATAGAAGCAGCCATCGCCACATACCGCCAACAAAAGGCACTAGTTGATCAAGCGATTCAGCAGTTGATTGACTCTGGTGTGTCTGACCAGGGCGAAATCGCTATCCGTGTCGCTGGCATTGTCGAGCAACTGACCGCCCCCTTCGATGCGTTAGAAGAGCGCGCCGCGTCCATAGACTATTCTGCATTTGGAGATGCATTCGCCGGACTCAACCAAGGCTTTGCTGACTTCCTGCCAGGCGTGGCCAGCGCACGCGAAGAACTTGCGGCGCTGTCGGAGGAACTAGCCTACACCGGCACAATGACAGCGGAACAGGCTGCACAGTTTGACTACCTGGCATCCATTGCCTATGCGGTAGCGGATGGCGGGTCACAACTCAACGCCATTGTGGGCGAACTTGGCAATAAGTTTCTGGAGAGTAACGCGTACGCCAGCGAACTTGTCAATCAATTGTTTCTAGCAGAAGCGGCATTCCGCAACGGCCAAATCAGTGCCGGCCAATATGCCGGCATGACGGCGGCGCTAACCGGTAATCTGCTAACGTTGGCGCAGGGCGCTGGCATTGCCACTAATGCCATTTACGCACTCAACCAAGCGCAAGCAGATATGTCGAACCTATCCGGTTTTGCGGGTGGTCAGGCTATCGGCGGTAGCATTGCACAGCGTATTCAGACACAACAGGCATCCAGCGGGCGTGAACAAAATCGGCGCGAGATGGAGCGCTATAACCGAGACATTGCACGACAGCAGGAGCGCAGCGCAGGGCGTGCCGGCAAGGCGTTGGAGGACGGCGCAAAGAAGGCCAGTCAGGAATTAAAGAGCGCACTTGACAAAGTGCCGGGTCTATTCTCGACCACGCAGGTTACAGAGCAAGATATGAAAGACGCTGAAATGGGCGTCTATAAGGAGAAGGCTGACGAGTACCTGCGGCGCCTGCGTGACGAGGTGGTCAACGGCAAGCAGTGGGAAGATGTGTCAATCGAGGAAGCGCGGGCAGGGCTGGAGCGCGCCGGGCTAGAAGTCGGCAATACAGCAGAGCAGACGCTAGAACTGTTAGAGCGCGCCATGAATGACAGTTCGCTGTACTCTGCCGCCGAGAATATTCCGATCTTCATTAACGAAGAAGCGGTTAAATTTGCGCAGGATCTGCAAAACAAATCTGAGCAGGGGCGCAAAAACATCTACGAGTATTTCGGTGTGCAGGTTGACGAAGCGGTCAGTGCTGCAACCGGTGGCGGGGGTGGCGGGGCCGCTGCGCCAGTTGCGCCGCCCAAATTGGTAGATATTGACCCGCTAACCGAAGGCTTGCAGACAGGCCTAGATGAATATGTGAACGCCAACGGGGAGATCATCAAGGAACAGGTTGCCGGTGCAAAGGCGCTATTTTTTGACCCTGCCAACCTGTTTGGCACCGGTGGCAAAGCTGGCACCGCAATGGGGCCGATGACCAACCCGGCTGTCACTGTCACCGCGGACACGACAGCGCAGGCGCTTGTGCCATTCATCACCGGCCAGCAACAGGCCACTATCCAAATGCAGGCGACCGGCGCAGCGTTCGGGCCACAGCCACAGGGCACGGCACCGACAACGGGCGCCATTGCGTTGACGCCAACGATTGACGCGGCCACATTGCAGGCGGAGTTGTCCAAACTAACGCTGACCATCTCGCCGGCTTTTGTGGTGGCTGAAGTGGAAAAGCAGAACATCATTTCTGCTGTTGGCGCCATTACACCAACTGTCAATGTGGCGCTGGCTGTGTCATCGTCAGCCGGCAGCATGACGGCGTTAGTGCAAAGCCTTAACACTGAGCTGCGCACGATTCAGCCTGACATTGCGCGGGAAGGTGCCACCGTTGCGCAGATGTTGACCGGTGGCATTACTAGGGCACTGAGCAGCACCGACACAGTACTGGCTATATCGCAGCCACTATCAACCGCGCTAATTACCGATGTTGTCACCAATGCGGCGCTGTTCGCATCGCCTGGCACTATCGTGGCGCAATTGATCATGGCTGCAATGATGGCAGCCATGAAAGGCGAACAGCAGACGACGGGTGGCGGGGGTGGCCCTGCCGGCGGTGCACCGTTGGCAATGGCGATGGTGAGCAACCTAGCGACACAGTTTTCAGCTAACGCCAATATGTTCTACTCAATGGGCTTTATCCCGGCGCAGAACATTGAAACAGGGTTCAAGGGCTACAGCTACACCGGTATGGCCGACAGTTTGCAAGCGCAACTATCACAGGCTATCGGCGCAAAGGCGGGCGAGTTCGTTTTGACCGGTTCGTATATCGGCGGGTGGATTCCGCCGGGGGTTCATAGCGCATTTACG